GGGTGAGTGACGTATATCACTTCCCCCGATGGACTTGTTACAGGAGTCTGCGGCATATTAACCTCGAGCGTAGCGGTTCAGTTTCTGTTGTATAATTTTGACGTCATTCGACAATCGATTAACAACTGTCTTCTTGCTTTCAGGGTTGAGCGTAGACTCAGGAGAGCTAGCCCTGCTGATTCGCTCAATCTTATCAAACATTTCTTGCTCTAGCTTATCGAGCTCCCTATTCAGGGCAGCTTGTGCTCGAGGGTTAGTACCCAAACTGTCAGTCAAGAACTGAAGCCTCGTGTCGACAGACTCCTCGCTTAATTCTTGCGGAGGATTATTACTCATATCTGTTGGCGGGACTGTTGGCCTTGTCTCTGTCGGCGCATCAGTGGGGGCGGGCTCGCCCGTATTAGCCGCAGCAATTTCCGCTTGTGTAGATAATCCCCATGATCCTTTAACTGCCGCGTTAGTATCAATGCGTCCAACCTTTAGTAATTCGCGAGGAGTATTGAGAGCTGCTTCCACCAACTGCGATGGAGATTTTCCCGTGGCATTGGATGTGCGCAAGATAGTATCGGCAAGCATTCTCGCTCTTAATGGAACACTGCTTGTGTCATCGCTAAAGAATCCATCGTCTTGCAGGAGCTCTTCAAATCGCTTGTCTTCTTGAATGGCTTCAGTCCAAGCATTAGTTGATGCTGCGTTTTCTTTGTACTCTTTTGCGGGCTCTCCTAAACCTATGTCCATAACCTTTTGTTTAAACTTAGGATCTTTCGTATCATATTGATACAGAGCTTTAACATAACGGTTTGTAGCAGGGTCGAATTCCTCAATCTCAATTTCTTTCATGTCTCTATCAGGCTGCAACGAGTAAGCCTGTAGCTGCTCAAGATCCATTGTGGGAATCAATGCTCTAAGCGATGCGTTCTCAGGCGTATCAGGTAGCTCCATTACCAAGTCCGTGATCAACGCTTGACGACCGGCACGCTGACTCTCGCTCAGTCTAGCTGCGGCCTCTTGCTCAACATCTGCCCGCTGAGCAGCACGCAGTTGATATGGCTCAAGCGCGGCAGCACTTGTGACTCTAGCCTTAGATTCAGTAACGCCTTGCTTGGATGCAGCAATGGTTTGCTCTCGCGCTTCTCGCTCTAGGTCGCGATCCGACAAGTCTCTGCGTAATTCAGCAGCAGCCTGACGCAAGGTTGCAGCGCGGACAGGGTCAATCGCTTGCACGGCTTGAGCTGCTTGCAATAATCCATCAGGGCTAGAAGTGTCTATACCTCGCAATGTTTCTTGGAGCTTCTCGCCTGTAGTCCTTGGATCGATTCCAAGCATAGGCTGTACGCCACGGCGCAAGTCTTCGTTACGCTGTACGCCTAGCTGACCTGCCATCTGAGCAAGAGGTGCTGCTGCTCTAGCCCTGCCTTGCAGACCCGAAGATAGTAGCTGCCCCTGCATCATGCCCTGCTGTAGTAGCTTCTGCTGACGCTGTTCAGGAGTATCAATGATGTCCGCGAAGAGTGTGCTTATATTAATAGCCATTGTTTAACTCCTTAAATGAATGCGCCTGCGGCTTTTGCTGCGTTTTGTTTTTTCAACGCTTCTATAGCTTGAGAAAACGCATCGCCCATTGCTCCTGTAATTTGATTAGGCTGAGAGGTTTGCTGCTCGCCCTTTAACAAATCAAACAAACCTTGGAACTGCTGCTGACGCAATGCTGCTGCAAGACCTTGATAGCCAAGCTGTGACTCAAGCGTAGACTCGGCTAGTCCTGCGCCTATGCCTAAGCCTGTAGCCTGTAAACCTGCGCCAATCTGCGATGCCTGTAATCCCGGAGCTAAGTTCGCGAGGAGTTGGTTCTGTCCTTGGTAAGCGGAAGGGATAGATTGTAGTCCTAGTTCACCTAACAACCCTAGCCTTGAGCGTGTCTCACCCAAACCCTGTAGTGTTTGCTGTGATGTCAGAGCTTGCTCTGCCCTAGCCTGTTCCATAGCCGTTAATGCAGAACCTGCTTGCTGCTCCTGTATAGCCTTCTCAAGAGCAAGTTGCTCAGGTGTACCACCAAACATACCTGTGCGAACACCTGTCCTTCCCTGCCCAAATAGACGCTCTTCTAGGGCTAGACGCTGACGCTCCTGCTCAGGTGCTTGCAGAGCTGTGAGGTTGCCCATAATCTCTTGCTCTCGCGTAGCCCTTTGCGTAGGGTCTTGCGTGAGCATGCCAATGAGAGAGGCTTGTTCGTCTGCACGAGCTTGCGGGTCATCCAAGAATCCAAAAGCTCTGCTGCCAAAGCCTAGCATTCTTTCCTGTAGCGCCTGTTCCGTAGGGCTAAGCATGGTGTCTAGGTTGCCCGTAGAGCCAAAGGTTGCTCTTGCTCCTGTAGGAGTCGTAACACCAAACGGTTTGAAGGTAGACTGACGGCCAATCTCACCCATCAAGCCGCCACTCGCGGCTTCAGGAGGGCGATCACCATAGACAGTGCGCAGGTCAGTTGCGCCCATGCCTTCAATGTCTTTAATGATTTGATTTTGTGCAGCCGCTCCACCTAATCCCGCGAGGAGAGTACCCGTTCCACCACCTAAATATTTTTGAAGCCATTCCATTAGTAAGTACCTCCATCAATAGTACCAAAGGTAGACGTACCACTAACGGTTAAGTTAGCTGCGGTTACCGTTCCTGTAAATGTGGGAGACTCAGAGTTTGACTTGCTGTTTACTGCGACAGCAATTGCATCGTACTCAGCCCCTACCTCAGTGCCTTTGATTACTTTAGCGGGGTTACCACTAACCAAAGCATCCTTAGCTGCGAAGTTCGTTATCTTCGTGTAGTTAGACATTACACAATCCTTCCCATTAGGGCTTGAATATTAATTTCTTGCAAGGCAATTGTCTTGCCATCAACTGTGGTCTCTACGCCAACGGCTACTACTGTACCCTGTCCTGACGTATTGATTTTCTTTCGCGTTATTAGTGCGATAGAGGAAGAGTACTCTGCCTCTGTATTAAATTCTGAGATATTGTATTGTCCCACATTCGACTTGGGTAAGGTATACGCTTGCTTCTTGTACGCACCTGAGTAGTCGTATGCCCAATTCAATACCACCGTAGCCTCAGCCCCATCAAAAGTAGTGAGGTTGATCTTTTTGAGGAACTTCAGGTTAGATGTATCGCCAAAGCTAAGAGGGTGACTAAAGTAGCTAAGAAGATAACTTGTTGTTCCATCCTTAAATCCTGTGTATTGAGCAATGCCCGCACTGTTGCCAAGATATAAAGCCTCGGTAGCGGTATTAGCAAAGATTAACGGGTTAATGTGCGACCATGTAGTTGCTCTAAAACTCCCGTCTTGTAAAGGGAAGCGAGTATCAAAGCAATATACTACGGCTAACTGTGGGAAGTTTAGTAACACAAACGCCTCACGAGGCGAGTAGTGCATGCTAATGTTTCCGGTCTCTGCCGCGAAGAGGGACTTGATGTCGTTGTTTACGTTCTTGGAGATGTCACCAATCGGGGCTGACTTCTCTTGAATGGTTCTTGCTAGGCTTCTAACACCGGAGTCATCAAGGAATATTAAGTCTTTACCTGTGGATACCACTGCGTCTCGCGACACACAACCTACATTAGAGATGGTATCCGCGAGGGTCATGTTGGCAGGGCTGTCTGCGCCTTCGTAGATAACGATGGAGTTCCTGCCGAATATCACTAGGAAGCCGTTGTGAGCCGCTAGAGCCACGATAGTGTCGTACCCTGTAGGCCATACGGTAGTGATGTCAATCGAGCCTGTAGAGCCTCCTGTCCAATGTGAACCGTTTAACAGGTCAGACCAATAGATTATAGATTTGTTGTCTGTAAAGTCTGCCACCCATAGACGACCGAACGCAGCTAGACACTCGTTACCTTGAGGCGGTATACCTGTAGCGTGTCCATGATCTGACATAGGATCAAACACACCTGTACTAGCTTTATAAAGTAAAGGTTCATACCCGCGCTGAAAGAAAAACATTGAATTATTAAAGCTAACCATCTTCCAATTGTTA